TGTTACCCAAAAGGACTTGGTTGGTTTATTGGACGGTGATGTTGTTGCAGATGTTCCTGTAGATACTACCGTGCCCGACGAGAGTTATTATAACCAGGGTTCTTTCAACTTTAGGAGGGTTTCCCCCGTTAAGCACAATTTGAACCCAATAAGTTCCTTGTCAAAAACCAGACTGTATGGTAAATGGGGCGATTGTTTGAAGAAACCCGCGCAGTTGCGAAGGTTTAAGACTTCTTCTGGGGTTTTTATTGATCCCATGCAAAAAGCCCTTGAACAATATTCTACTTCAGTAGTCCAATACGACGGTGACCTCGTTCGTAGGGCTGCATATTATGCGTTTAAACCCTTTAGGGAGCAAACGAGAGATAGAGTTAGGAGAATATATGATTTTGAGGAGGCTTGTGAGGGCGGTCCTTTGCTAGGCTTTAATGGCATACCTAGGAATACATCTCCTGGTTACCCTTACAGCTTTGAAGGGCATGCTAATAAGACAAAATTTTTTGGAAAAGAAGGTCCTTACGACTTTACTTCCGAACATTGTTTACAATTGAAGCAGAAAGTTGATGATATAATAACGGCTGCGAAGAAAGGAGAGAGATTGGAACACGTTTTTGTAGATTTTTTGAAGGATGAATTAAGAAGCGAAGCAAAGGTTCAAACTGGAGCCACGAGACTTATTTCAGGTTCACCGTTGGACTATGTGGTCGCCTTTAGAATGTACTTTATGGGTTTTCTAGCCGCCGTACAGGATACTAGGATACTCAATGGAGTTGCCATTGGCATCAACCCATATTCTGAATGGGACCTTTTGTCTTTTAGGCTTAGGTCAAAGGGCGATAAATGCGTTGCTGGTGATTTTAAGGCTTTTGATGCTACTGAGCAACCAGACATTCATTGGGCTTTGTTGGATCAAATTAATGCCTGGTATGATGACAGCGACGAAAATAAATTGGTTAGAACTATTTTGTGGTTGGAGGTCGTCAATTCTAGGCACTTGGGTGGTCTTTTTGGAGACAACCAGGCCATTTATCAATGGAATAAGAGTTTACCTAGTGGACATCCCGCTACATCTGTCATTAATAGTTTCTATAATTTGACTTTGTTTAATATGTGTTGGATGCACATCATGCCAAGAAGCTATGAACCCAGATTTTGGGAACATGTTTACGCATGTGTTTATGGGGATGATAATGTTTTGAATATTGAGGACACCGTTATTGGTTTATTCAATCAGAATACAATTACAGCCGCTATGGCTCATTTTGGTATGACATACACCAATGAAAATAAGGAGGGACAAGTCAACGATTATCGGCCCCTCACTGGTGTCTCTTTTCTCAAGCGTGGCTTTAGGTTTGAGAACACCGTTGGGCGCTATTTTGGACCCCAGGATTTAGATTCATTGATCTACATACCATATTGGTGTAGAGATTATCGCATGGAAGGAGATATCCTGCGTGCGAACCTTGAATTTGTGTATACGGAGTTATCCATCACGATCCGGAGGTTTGGGAGACTTGGGCTACCAGAATACATGCTGAAGCCCAGGAAATTGGTTTCGATTCAGAATACCAATTCAACAGACAAGAATATTTGAGGGTCGCTCAAGACAGCTCTTTTATTTGGCCACTATGATTTGCATATACGACCATTCATCAAATAACACTCTGCACACGAGATGAGTGGTGACAGGGCAATCATTTAAAAGGCTGCGTTATTTAGCGCTACTAGTCAGGACGGCCTTAAGGTCCAGACAATGCAGATTTGAGTACCATTAATAAGTCTACGTGGTCTCGAGATAACAGACTTGCTGAAATTAATACAAATAAAATAGATAACAC